CCGGCCTCAACGCCCTGTTCGGTCTGGAGTACAACCGCTACGGCGAAGAGCACAAGGAGATCTACGACATCGAGACCTCCGAGCGCTCGTTCGAGGAGGAGACCAAGCTGGCCGGCTTCGGTCAGGCCCCCGTGAAGAACGAGGGTGCCGCGATCGCGTACGACAATGCGCAGGAAGCGTGGACCGCTCGCTACCAGCACGAGACCATCGCGCTGGGCTTCTCGATCACCGAGGAGGCCATCGAGGACAACCTCTATGACTCGCTGTCGGCGCGCTACACCAAGGCGCTCGCCCGAGGCATGGCCTACACCAAGCAGGTGAAGGCAGCGACCCTGCTGAACCAAGGCTTCGTGGGCACCGGCAACCCGACCTACGGCGACGGCAAGACCCTGTTCGCGACCGACCACCCGCTGATCAACGGCGCGACCGTCAGCAACCGGCCGACCACCGGCGCGGACCTGAACGAGACCTCGCTGGAGGCGGCCGTGATCCAGATCGCGGCGTGGACCGACGAGCGTGGTCTGCTCATCGCGGCCAAGCCCCGCAAGCTGATCATCCCGCCGGCCCTGATGTTCGTGGCGACCCGCCTGCTCGTGACCTCGCTGCGTGTCGGCACCACCGACAACGACATCAACGCCCTGAAGAACAACGGGTCGATCCCCGAGGGCTACACCGTCAACCACTGGCTGACCGACACCAACGCGTGGTTCCTGAAGACCGACGTGCCCAACGGCATGAAGCACTTCGTGCGGACCAAGATGGCCACCTCGATGGACGGCGACTTCGATACCGGCAACGTGCGGTACAAGGCCCGCGAGCGCTACAGCTTCGGCGCGAGCGACCCGCTGGGCATGTTCGGCTCGCCCGGTTCGACCTGATCGAGCGGCGCGACGAGAAAAGGGGGCTTCGGCCCCCTTTTCTTTTGCCCGGCAGCGTGGTATAACCGCAGCACCAAGATCACCACAGCCCGTCGACTGGCTTGGCAGACTCTCCTCAAGACGACGGGCGCAGACTGAGGACATGCCATGGGCTTCTCCACCATCTCCGGCCCGCTGCGTGCCGGCACCGTCAAGGAAGGCGCGGCGCGCAACACCGGCCTCGTCGTCCTTTCCCAGAGCTTCGACACCGGCGACCTGACCGGGCGCATTGTCGGCAACACCGACACCCCGCTGGGCATCCTGCCCCAAGGCGCGCAGATCGTCAGCATCTTCATGGACCAGACCGTGGCAGCCACCGCTGGCACGACCACGATCAGCGTGGGCACCGCCTCGGGCGGCGCGCAGCTCGTGGCGGCCACCGCCACCACTGCTGGCGGCCGTTTCACGGGCACCACCACTGCCGCCACGCAGGCCGCGTGGCAGACCTCGACCAGCGCGGACACCTCCGTCTGGGTGCGGGTGGCCGTCGGCACCGCGACGCTGACCGCCGGCCGCTGCGTCATCACGGTCAACTACGTGCAGCGCGCGCCCGATGGCTCGGTGAACCCGGCCAGCACTCTCTAAGCAGGAGACGCACATGGGCGGCTTTGCCCCGTTGACGGACTCGGATACCGGCCGTTCTTCACACTGGCTGGCGAAGGACGCCCACGCGCTGGTTGCGCCGTCCAACATCACCGGCAAGTTTCGCGAGGCGTTCGAGGCGTACTCCCCCGGCACGAACTGGCGCGAGACGCGCGTCGGGCCGGCGGGCGAATCCACGAACGGCGACCTCGTGTACGCCGATGGCAACGCGGTGGCGGCCAGCTACCTCGTCATCTCCAAGAGTCCGCTCGAGGCGGCAACGGAGACGGTGGTCGAGACCATTCTCGACTTCACCATGCCGGTCGAGGTCTCGCTCGGGCTCTCGATGTCTCAGCGTACGCTCGGGCAAGAGATCTCGTGTGAGGTTGTCGACACTTCCACGCCGCTGGCCGACGTTCCGCTGCTGGCCATTTCGTCCATCCAGCAGGCGACCACCACGCTGACCATCAACACCACGCTGCCGCACGGGCTCAGTGTCGGCAAGAGCATCGGTGTCGCGTCCGTCCCGGACTCGCGTTTCAACTACCCGGCGCTGGTGGTCGCGACGGTGCCCTCGCCCACGCAGATCACTTGCACGGCGGGCCCGGGCGGCGCAATCCCTTCGGTCACAGCCGGTCCGTTCGCGGCGGGGTTCGTGTACTTCCGAGAGCGGCTGGGGCGCGCGAACGACGGCACCTCGATGATCTTCGAGAACACGACTGCCACCAACGCGAGCTTCTACACTCGATCGCAGGCGGGCGATGCGTACCCGTCGGGCACGGTGGCGGGCAACCACTCGCTGACGATCGCAACCACGGCCTCTGTGCAGGCCGCAGGCGCTCTGGCGTACACCTACTCGTTCATCCCGACCACGGACTACCGTCTGGTGCAGCAGGCGGACCGGCTGCAGTGGGCGGACGTGGCCATTGACGCGGTGGCGGGCCTGACCGCGCGCCTCACGCGCAGCAGCGTCGTGCCCGACCCGCAGAAGCGCTACAAGATGCGCTTCCGCTGCACCAACAACCGCAGTCTCAGCACACCCGTCGGTCAGATCATCTCGGCCGTCAAGTCCGGGACGACGACGGCCACGCTGACGATGGACCGGCCGCACGGCCTCACCACGTCAGACTTGATCGTGGTGTACGGCATCTCGGACCAGTCGGCAGCCGCTTTCCCCAACCTGCTGACGGCGACGGCGGTCACCGCCGTGCCGGCCGCAGATCAGGTGCAGGTGGTGATCGGCACCGGCACGGCCAACACCAGCTACGGCGGGTACGTGGCGCGGGTCAACGGCGGCAACCTGATGTCGTCGCTCGGTGCGCTCGCGCAGGTCGCGCAGAACGCCACCCTGAGCACGCTGGCCGACGGTCAGCGGCAGCTCGTGCTCACCGGCAGCGGCAACTGGGCGGGCGTCGTCATCGGCGATCTCGTGGATCTCGTCGGCGCGCGCAACGTTGTCGATGGGGCGACGCTGGGTGTCGACGGCCCGTGGAAAGTCGCCAACTTCGCTACCACCGCGCTGACGCTGGTGCTGCCGTATACGGGCCAACGCACGCTGCCGGCTGACTTCGTGCTGACCAACTGCGGCGGCGGGGTGATCAAGCGCACCGATCTGCGCGTGTCGTGGGCCCGCGTCTTCGACTACGAGCGCGAGCGTGTGGAGCTGCTCACTCGGCCGACCACGGACGTGCAAGGGTCCGTGCCGACGCAGGTTACCGGCGGCGCGCTTGGCACCATCACCACCGTCACCACCGTCACCACCGTCACCACCGTCGGCACGGTCACCACGGTGACAACCGCCGGTACGCCGGCGGCCCCAGCTACGCCCTACTTCGTCAACTCGGCGGCGAGCACCAACGGCGCGCTTGTGCTGACGGGCACCTCGGGCGTGTGCGCCTTCTGGGCGAGCAACACCGGCGCGGCGGCCGCGTTCGTCAAGCTCTACAACAAGGCCACTGCCCCGACGGTGGGCACTGACGTGCCCGAGATGATCATCCCGGTGCCTGCCGCCGTTGGCGGTGTGCCCGGTGTTGCTGAACTCAGCCCGGGCTTCAACGCCTATCGCTTCGCGCTCGGGCTGGGCATCGCGATTACCGGCGGTGCTGCCGACAGCGACACCACGGCTGTCGCAGCCGGACAGGTCAAGGTCAAGCTATCAAGGACGGCGTGATATGGCAGAGTTCGAGCTGGCGGCCTCGCAGCCGCCGTACTACACGGTGCGCGTTTTCTTCGACGGGCTCTGCTTCGAGCAGCAGATCCTGAGCGAGAAGAAGGGCAAGGCGCTGCAGGCGCAGCTTCAAGCGTACGCAGACGACTACGCGACGCAGTATCGGAATCTCGCGGCCGCGACGGGGCAGTGACATGGCCAAGACCCCAGCGTGGCAGCGCAAGGAAGGCAAGAGCCCCAGCGGCGGCCTGAACGCCAAGGGACGTGCGTCGTACAATGCCGCCAACCCGGGCAAGCCCGGGCTGAAAGCGCCGCAGCCCGAAGGCGGGGCGCGGCGCGATTCGTTCTGTGCCCGGATGACGGGCATGAAGAAGAAGCTGACCAGTGCCAAGACGGCGCGAGACCCGAACTCGCGGATCAACAAATCGCTCAGGGCGTGGAACTGCTGACATGAAATCTGCCAGCGATCACGAGGTGCTGAAACAAGTCCTCGACGTGCTTTCGGTGGCCACTGTTGTGGGGGCACTCGTGGACATCCTGCCGTCCATTGCCGCACTGTTCACGATCGTCTGGACTGGCCTGCGGATCTGGGAAACTGACACCATTCGCGGCTGGACTGGCCGTAAGGAGGACTGATGGCTACCAAGAAGTTCCCGCCCTTTCTGGGCCGCGAGACCCCGTCCGAAGAGCGCAAGGAGATGAAGGTCAAGAAGCAGTCTCCGGCCCTCTACAAGATGGCCGAGAAGGCGGAAGGCGTGCACGGCAAGAGCGGCACCATGAAGCCCTCGAAGTACGCCAGCGGCGGTGCCATCGACAGCGCGCCCAAGCGCGCTCCGCGACGCGGGCCGCCCGAGGCCGGTGCCGGCGACGTGACCCCGCCGCAAGAGATGCGGCGGTCGCCGCCTCCGAAGTACGCCAGCGGCGGCATGGTGCCCGACAAGAAGCGCATGGGCTCGGGCGCGATGGGCAAGGGGCCCGGCTACGCCAAGGGCGGCGGCATCGAGCGCAAGGGGCGTACGCAGGGCACCGCGATCAAGATGCGCGGCGGCGGCAAGTGCTAAGGAGCAGAGCATGAACCCGATGGACGATGACGACGGCGTGCCGCCCGGCGGCCGGTTCGACAAAGAGACCTACGAGCGCGCGCGTGCGGCAGTGCTGCAGCAGCAGCTGGACGAGCAGTTCCCGGGCAAATACGACGAGAACTTGGGCCGCGAACGCTCGGCCAAGCGCGCCACCAAGCGCGCCACCAAGCCGTCGGCCAACGCGGACCAGTCCCAGCGCTTTCCGCCCGACATGCGTGCGCGAGGCGCGTATCGCGGGCAGCGGTCAGACGCGTCGCCGCCGGGCGAGTACCGGGGGCAGCGCGCGGACACCACGCCTGCTGCGCGGCGCGCCGACGCCGAGAAGCGCGAGGAGGCCGGGCGCGCGAACCTGAAGCGCCTGCAGGAGTACGACCGTCCGCTCGAGCGCGTCGAGCCGGAGGCGTTCCTGCCGCCGCTGCGCCCGCTGCGCGGCGCTATCGGCGCGGCCGGTGCCGCCCGGGCGGCCGGGCGCGAGCTGGCGGACACGGCACCTGTGGCGCGCTTTCTCGGACGCGGCGAACAGCAGCGCATGGCCGAGCAGATCGGCGTCAACAAGCCCAAGCTGCTGACGCGCTCGCCCGATGCGGCAGGCGCGCGGCAGCTGTCCGCTCCGCCTTCGCGAGGCGGCCCAGCTTCTGCCGAAACGCGGAAGCTGGCGAACGAGCGGCCGACGCCGCGACCCAAGCCGCCCCCGCGCGACGCCGAAGAAGCGCGTTTCGCGGACGAAGGCAACCCGAACTTCCGTCGCGGCGGCAAGGTGGCGGGTTACGCCAAGGGCGGCGCGGTCGGCGCGAAGCGCGGTGACGGCTGCTGCCAGCGCGGCTACACGAAGGGCAAGTTCGTATGAGGCCCGCGCGCGGCATGGGCGCTATCAGCTCGGCAAAGCTGCCGAGAGTGAAGCGCATGTCGCGCAGGGACGACACGTCCTTCGAGCAGTATGCCAAGGGCGGCAAAGTCAGCCGTGTGAACGAGGCGGGCGTCTACACCAACCCGGGCATGCGCAAGTCGCTGTTCGAGTCGATCAAGTCTCAAGCCGTACAGGGTACGGCAGCCGGGCAGTGGAGCGCCCGCAAGGCGCAGCTGCTGGCCAAGCAGTACAAGGCCAAGGGCGGGGGCTACAAGTGAAGGCCCCGCAGCAGTCTCTGAAAGACTGGACCGCTCAGAAGTGGCGCACGAAGTCGGGCAAGCCGTCCAGCAAGACCGGCGAGCGCTACCTCCCAGAGGCGGCTATCAATGCGCTGACCCCTTCGGAGTATGCTGCGACAACGCGCGCCAAGCGCGCAGGCAAGGCGCAAGGCAAGCAGTTCGTGAAACAGCCGCCGAAGGTCGCGGCCAAGACGGCGAGGTACAGGTGATGGCCACGAAGAACTGGATCGCCGGCGCGATCAAGAAGCCCGGCGCGCTGCGGCAGCAGCTCGGCGTGCCCAAGGGGCAGAACATCCCCTCGGGCAAGCTGGCGGCCGCCGCCAAGGCCCCGGGCAAGCTCGGGCAGCGCGCCCGGCTGGCGCAGACCCTCAAGGGCTTCAAGTAACCCATGACCACCTCGGGCACCACTACGTTCGACCTCAACCTCGTCGACCTTGTCGAAGAGGCGGGAGAGCGTGCGGGCTACGAGATCCGCACCGGCTACGACATGCGCTCGGCGCGGCGCAGCATGAACCTGATGTTCGCCGACTGGGCGAATCGCGGGCTCAACATGTTCACCTTCGATCAGCTGTCGCAGGTGCTCACGCCGGGCACGACCACGTACACGCTGCCGGCCGACACGGTCGACGTGATGGAGGCGGTCATCCGCACCGGCGCGGCGACGCCGTCGACGCAGACGGACATTGCGATCTCGAGGATCAGCGTCTCGACCTACGCCACGATCCCGAACAAGCTCTCGCAGGCCCGGCCGCTGCAGTTCCTGATCACGCGCGGCGTCGCGCAGCCCACCATCACGCTGTGGCCGGTCCCTGACAGCTCGCAGACCTACACGCTCGTCTACTGGCGGCTGCGGCGCATTCAGGACGCCGGCAACGGCGACAACACCATGGACGTGCCCTTCCGCTTCATGCCGTGCATGGTGGCCGGGCTCGCCTACTACCTTGCCACCAAACGCCCCGAGAGCGCCGACCGCATCCCGATGCTCAAGGCGCAGTATGACGAGGCGTGGATGCTGGCCAGCGACGAGGATCGTGAGAAAGCAGCGGTGCGCTTCGTGCCGCGTTTCAGCTTCAATCGGTAACGGCCGTGCCGAACCCGTTCTCATCCGGCCGCAAGTCGATCGCCGAGTGCGATCGCTGCGGCTTTCGCTTCAAGCTGTCGCAGCTACGGCAGTTGACCATCAAGTTCACGCAGGTCAACATACTGGTCTGTCGCGACTGCTGGGAGCCAAGCCACCCGCAGCTCATGCTGGGCACGTTCCCGATCGAAGACCCGCAGGCGGTGCGCAACCCGCGCCCCGACCGCAGCTACCTGACCTCGGGCCTCGACGCCAACGGCGACATCAGCTTGGGCAGCCGCGACATCCAGTGGGGCTGGGCCCCGGTCGGCGGCGGGTACTACAGCGGGCTCACGCCCGACAATCTGGTGACTACCCCGACGTTGGGCACGGTCACCGTAAGCGTGGCGTAAGCCAGAGGAGCAAGAGCATGATGACCACCAGCAAGGTTCGCGGCATCGCCAAGAACGCCGTGAAGACGCACGAGCAGCGCATGCACGGTGCCAAGAAGATGGCCAAGGGCGGCCCGACGACCGACATGTGCATGAAGTACGGGCGCAACGTGGCGCGCGCCATGAACCAAGGGAAGGTGGGCAAGTGATGGGCGCGTTCAGCAAGAAGGTCGGCGGCAAGGAGATCGGCGACGCGGCGGTGTACGCCAAGCCGCACACCATGCGCGGCGAGCCGATCGCCGTCCCGGCCACCGCCGGCTACCCGCAGACCGGCGAGA